ATCAGCACAGCCCCAGAGGGCTGTGCTGATAGTAGATCAATGAGATCCACGCCCCCGAAGGGGCGTGGATCTTGTCTCGAGCACCACCTCGTTAGATTAGTTCCATCTGCTTCTGGTGAAGCAAGTTGTTGCGGATCAGCAATCGTTCCTCGTCCGTACCGGAGTGAAAGAGTTCTGCAAACTGCAACTCTTGTCCCGGGGCAATCGTGTACCCGTGAGCAAGGGTAGCCCACAATCCTTGAGCGTCATAAACCATTTGGTAGCCACCATCGATAATCATCTTGAGCATTGTTGTGACCTTTCAGTTAAGTTTGAGTGACCGGGAAACCTACCCCGCCTCTGCGTGCCCATTGTCATTCGAAGTGGGGTTGTCCACTTAGGGGCGGTGCTTCGGGCGGGGTAGGTATGTAGGTATTGTACGCGATCTTGTTGTGACTGCAGGCATGGGGGACGGGAATATTTGACCCTTTCCCGTCCCCTGCCCGTGGGGGATCAGTCGTGAGTCTGCAGGCCGCTGGCCTGCCATTCCGCATCTGCACGGTCGGCATTGCGCTCCGCTCTCTCATCCGCGAAGGCCTCGTAGGCCTCTGGTGCAGCGGCCTCGAATGCGCGTTCAACCTCATCAAGCCTACGGCAAGAACGCAACGTAGTATCGATGAACGCCTGTCGGATCTTCTCTGTCGGCCAGGTGGCCATCATGCACAAGATCTCAGCCTTTGAATAAACGTAGCAAGCCATTGTGGTTCTCGATTCTGGCCTTGAGGCCGTTGGTGGTGAGCGTGTATTGTACGCGATCTTGTTGTGACTGCAGCCGCGGAGGGGGAGAGAATATTTAAATTCTCCCCCCCCCTTCCGGGTTAGTGGTTGTTCTCGATACTCACCGCATCGATGCCGCAGCCATCGACTCGCATCACACGGAAGCACCGGAGCGCACCTGCCGCATGGTCGAAGTACACGATGGTATCAAGAGCGTTTGAACTGAACTCCGAATTCTTGATACTCGAAACATCGTACTTCGCACCGAACTTGGCAACAAGCGTAGGGTTGCGAGTGCAGAGTCGAATCGTGCAGGTGCCGTCATCCTTGCGGAACGCAACACGAACCCAACCGGAGTCGAGAACGCTGTACAGGAACGCGGAGCGTGCAGGGAGGTTAGCAGGCAGGTCGAGCAGAATCGCGGAGAGCGGCAAAGTCGAGGCTTGGAGGTGGAAGTGGATCGGACGGGTGGAGGTGGTGTTCTGTAGCACGAGTGTATTGTACGATACTTTGTTGTGACTGCAGAGGGGGAGCACAAATAAATATAGATAAATTGGTGACGGCCTGCGGCCTGCAGTCACAACAAAGTATCGTACAATACCGCCATGCACCCAAAGAACTACATACCCTCAGAATGGAAAGTCAATCAGGACAATATCGCTGCGCTGCACGCTCGCATCAACAAATTGGAGGCCGAGGTGGCCGCATTGAAGTTTGCCGCGATGACTCAGCAGGAACTCGACCAACTCGCTGAGAACCTGGCCGATAACGATGCATTCTGCGAAACCCTGCGCTGCAACAAATAAATTTCACCCCCTGCGCTGCAGTCACGACAAGATCGAGTACAATACCGACATGGCAAACACCACCACCACCGTCAATCACTCAGACCTACCCTGCACCTGCACGAGCATGGATCAATACGTAGACGGGCTATGCCCCGGATGCACCGAAGCCGCAGACCGCGATGCGGACTTGAAGGAACACTTGGACGCACAGGCGGATCGTGAGTCATGCGAGGGTGCCTGTGATGCAGGTCCCGCCTGCCACGATGAGGATGAACCCCGCGAAGGGGATGATGACCGCTACTACAGCGGTACAGGCGAACGGATGGACGACGAGTCATACGAACGCTACCTGAACCGCGGATAACCCTCGAGGGAGGGAAGGGAACCAACAGCCCCCCGAAAGGGGGGCTGTTGCCTGTGTTTGCCAGGTGGGGCCAGGTTTGCCAGGTTACGCGAATATAAATTTATTCGTGCTGCTATGCTGCAGTCACGACAAATTCGTGTATAATTCTCGTATGAGCTGCACCAACGCCAATAACGATCAAACTCCTCGCACCTGCACACTGGGTTCCGCTGCATGCGCCTGCCCTGCCTGTTGGGATAGGGAGGTTGAAGCTATGGAACGCGAGAAGATGCGGTATGACATGCACGATGTGTGGGGGGACGATAGCGACATCGACCCGCCATTCGACTACTCCACGCCCGAGGATGACTCGGACCGCAATGGCGGGGGCGATTACCGTAAGGGGTACGAACCACCCGAGGTGCAATGAGTGACTCAACACAGCCCCGCAAGGGGCTGTGTTGTTTATTAAATAAATTTAAATTATTATTTGTGAGAATTTCAGAGTGTCCAAACAGTGAATTTGGGCACTTTATTATTACCGGACATGGGTTCGGCTAGATAGGACACAAATTTTCTCAAATATCTTCAAAACACCTCATATGCCTTAAAATTTTTGCAGGGGGTAAACACTCAAATACCTCAAAGTACACCATATGCCTCAAAATTTTTTTGGGCACAGATACCTACCAAAAGGTCACCCTAAATACTTCTAAGGAGATACTATGCTAGAAAAAATTAAAAAGTTTGTTAAGAATGTGCCACTTATCGGTTGGGTTGTCGTTGGAGTAGTTCTTGCTGCTCTTGTTATCTTTAAGGTCTCGGAAGCCAAGGGACATCCTGGTTATCCTCAAGAGACTTCGGTAGTTGCTCCTGCCAAGTAACTGAAAGGGCTCTATATAGCCCTACGATTGGTTATAAGGGGTTCTGATTCATTATCTGAGTCAGAACCCCTTATGTATTGTGAAAGCCTTTAAAAGACTTTATAAAAAAAATCTGAACCCTTTAGGATTCAGATCTTTATTCAAAAATTTTAAATTATCTTAACCCTTAAAGTCGGGATGGTAAGTACGGAATTCACGAGCATCGTGCTTGTTGTTCCAATCTACAGGCATTACATCTCTAATTTCATGATCTGGATTGGCACTATCAACTTCAAATGTTTTTGGAGCCTCTCCCGGATCTTCATTGTCCCATGCCCATTGTGCTGCACTATTGAATGTATAATGCTTACCATCTTCACCTTGTGCAATAAATCTTGCACCTTCACCAGTTTGATTATATGCACTTCCACTGACACGATCTATAATTGAAAGTTTCATTCCCTTTGGTTTGGATTCTTCAACTACTCTTCTCATCTCGCTCTTGTAGACCTTAAGCGGTCTTCCAGTTCTATAAATGTTATTTTTGTCTGCATCATCATCTGCAAGTTCATGTGCATGAGTAATTTCAGTTTCTTTGGATACTCCGACAATAGCTCTACCAGGTTCAACATCGACTTGTCTTCCACGTTTCTTACCTTTTCCTTTTGCAAGACGGCCTTGAAGCGTAGGATGATATTCTCCTTCATCTCTTTCTGCATCATCAATAATTACATCTTCAGTTTCTTTTGCTTTTTCAAGTAATTGGTGTAGATGATTAACTTTTGTTTGAAGTTGTTCCGATAAATTTTTGTAATGTTGTGTTAGGTAATTCATAGTTGCATTGTCCTGTAAATTTGGAAGATTGTGAAAGTCGTTCGGGAAAAATGAGTATGCCATAAAATTATTTATAAAACCAAACAAACCCGAAAAAAACGAATAAATAGATGTATGAGAAATAATAAACCTCTTAGTTTAGAAGATACTATTCGTGCTGTCCATAATCAGCACAAAAATCGTCCAAGTCCACTCTTAATGATTCAAGAAGACAGTAATATTCATATGAGTCCTACTCAGGTTCCAGATAACATGAGACAGGCTCCAAATATTCGAGATCAACTCTTGAATAATTTTATACCAACAAATTCTAGATTTAGTTAATATACTCTAAGAGACTCTATAGTACTAGTACTTTAAAGTTACTTAAGATATTCTTTTATATATTCTTTTATAGTTTACTTTATAGTTCTCTAGAGAACTTAGTCCCTCTAACAACTTAAAGTTTCTGTAAGTATATCAACTGAACTTTAAGAGTCAAATAAATAATAATATGATTCTTGAAAAAAGCAAATTGCTTAAAACTTTCTATACTCTGACCATGGAAGACAATGGTCCAAAGACTTTATCTGAGTTAATCTGTAAAATTGCTGTCAAGAAGAAGGAACCCTTTGCTCAAATTTTTGTACTGATTCCTCCTCCTTATATGCAGGCAGTTATGGAATACATACAAACTACAAAATTAAAAGTAAAAAATGTGGTTAGCGATAATCAAAATTACATACTGGAGTTCTAATGGCAGAAGATAAAGAATTAAGTTTTAATGAGCAGATTCTTAATCAACTTTTAAGTTCTAGTATTAGTTCTAGTAAATTACAGACTTTATATCGGGGTTCAGATCTACAAAAAGAAACATATGCGTCACTAGAAAATGATGATCTTGCTTATAAGCAATTTATTACACGTACATATGGTTCATATGAAAATTATCTTACACAAAACAAAATTAATCAAAATGTCAATGTTTATGATCCAATGACAGATTATATCATGGATGTTACTGTTATTACCAAAGATACTTCATACAAAACAGATCACATTTCTACACAAGAAGTTATAATGGAAAATTTAACAGGTGTTTGTACTGTGTATTTTAATAAAAAATCAAATGGTGCATCTAGACGTTTAACATGTACATTGGAACAAAATAGTATTCCTACATCTCAATCAAATACAAGACAAAATTTCTTTTCTCCACAAAAAGGTGATCGTGTAGTTGTATGGGATTTGAATGCTCAAGGTTGGAAATCCTTTTATATGTCTTCGGTTATTAAATTTATTCGTGATGACACAACTGGATTACAATAAATAATAATATCATGTCCACCGAAGAGCAAAAACGAGTTGACCATCTGTATGCAATACTCTTTCGTGAGTCAAAGATTATCATTTCTAGTTACGAAAAATATTTAAAAGAAAAACTTACGTCTAAAGAGTTAGCACAAAAGATGTTAAGTCTTCGAGATGCAGTACTTCGTATAGAAGACTCAAATAAATAATTGACATATATTGTGTTGGTGATATACTAACGCAGATGACTATCAATTACGAACCAAAACTCGATTATTCTGATGTTCTGATTGTTCCACAACTTTCTGATGTAAAATCTCGAAACGATGTAAGTTTAGAAGTTTCAACAACTTTTAAATGTGGTCGAGTTTGGAAAGGTACGCCCGTCATGGCTGCTAACATGTCTACCATTGGTACACATGAGATGGCACTGGCTCTTTCTAAGTATGGCATGGTAACTTGTCTTAAAAAAGGTTTTGATTATTATGATTCCTTTGTAAAGCAATATGCCGATAAAGAACATAATGTTGCACTTAGTTTAGGATTAGATGCACAAAGTAAATTGTGGCTCGATACACCATCCACAAATGATCCAACGTTTATTTGCTTAGATGTAGCAAATGGTTATATGAAAGAGTTTCATTCTTTTGTTAGAAAGGTAAGAGAGAAATGTCCAACGTCGATAATTGTAGCAGGGAATGTAGTGACACCAGACGGAGTGTCGGCATTAGCGGAATCGGGTGCAGACCTCGTGAAGGTGGGAATCGGAGCCGGGTCAATGTGCTTGACACGGAGAATAGCGGGAGTGGGATACCCCCAGTTGTCCGCAGTCGTAGAGTGTGCGGAAACCGCAGCAGCATTAGATATTGGGATCGTTGCTGATGGTGGAGTAGTTCACTCCGGAGATATTGCAAAAGCATTCGTTGCCGGTGCAGCATTTGTTATGGTTGGTGGAATGTTTGCGGGGCACGATGAGTGTGGTGGTGAAATTCGTCATAAAGAGCATGGACAGCTCACAATGTTGCATTATGGAATGAGCAGCAAAACTGCAAATGACAAATACAATGGTGGTCTATCCACATATCGTGCGTCAGAGGGACGCACAGTGGAGGTTCCTTACCGTGGACCTGTATACAATACGATACAAGAAATTCTTGGTGGTTTGCGCTCGGCTTGTTCTTATGTTGGTGCTTTTGATTTGCCTTCTCTATACTCCAATGGTACATTGGTAAAGGTTAATCGTACAATCAATAACATTTTTGAAGAGAATGAAATATGAATATTTTTGTTTTAGATAAAGATCCGTATGTTGCTGCTCAAATGCTTTGTGATTCTCATGTCTGTAAAATGATTCTTGAAGGATGTCAGATGCTTTCAACAGTTCATTCTTTAGATATAGTGCAAGGCAACAAACCAGAATTATATAAACCATGTTTTCACAATCATCCATGTACTATTTGGGCAAGAGCATCTAAGTCCAATTATTATTGGTTAGCCAATCATACATATGAATTAACTAATGAATATACTAGCCGTTATGGTAAAATCCATAAGTCTACTAGTATGTCACATTGGTTTACTAAAAATGCACCAAGTAATCTTCCTAATACTATTTGTACTGACTTTGCACAAGCAATGCCAGAACAATATAAGAACGCTGATGGTGTAGCCGCATATCGAGCGTATTATCTTGGAGAGAAAGCCAGGTTTGCTAAGTGGAAACTTGGTAATGCACCTGAGTGGTTTACTTCGCAGGTTTCTTCTGACGAGTTGGTTCAGACACCATAGCATCTGATAATGCTTTCATTCTTGCAGCAATACCAGTTTTTTCTTTTACAGACTTCCTGTAATCAGATGCATTTAAAAATTCTTTACCTGCTTCAGCAAAGTTGCCAGAATTCAAATGTTTCAATGCCGTTGGTGATTTACCTAACATTCCTCTAAATTGTTCTGATGCAAGTTGAGACTGCAATTCAGGAGAATATGTTTCAAACTTTGGAACAAGTTTTTTTACTTGCGGAAGTCTTTTAGTAACATCTCGTGCTAACAATCTATCAGCCTGTTCAGGTGTCATTCTTCCACCTTTACGCAAAACACTAGATCCAAAATTTGGATCTTTTTTGTGTTCTTCTGGAAAAACTTCTTTAAAAATTTCTTCTGATTGTTGTGTAACTAGATGTCCGTGACCAATGGTATCTAAATTTTTACTATCTTTATATACACCTAGAATTTTTTCTTCATTTCCTGCAGACTCATATTCTTTAATAACCTTGCATATTCCATTAATATCGCATTGTACATTTTGATTTTCTTCTGCCAAATATTGTTTAAATGTTTTCATATTATTGTTGCTTGCTATTAGTAATAAGAGTGATATAATTATATTATACAAAGGAACCCACTATGAGTAATGTAAAAATATTTAGACTTAATTCTGGCGAAGAGATTTTATCACGGTTTACTGAAAATGAAACATCGTGGACTTTAAAGGATCCTGCAATTCTTGTACCTATGCAACAAGGTCAAATTGGTCTTATGCCTTGGATGATGTATAGCAAGGCTGCAAAGGGTGTAACAATTCCTAATGCATTTATTGCCTTTACGGTTGAGCCACTTGATGAACTCAAGGCTCAGTATGATAGTAGTCTCAATAAGGG